CTTAGAATTAAAACAATTACCTTATGCCACTACTTAAACCAAAAAAATACGAAGAAAAAGCTAGTTTCATGGCTAGATTTATGAATAATGCAAAAATGATTCTTGAATATCCAGACCCTAAACAACGCTATGCAGTTGGTTTAGATATTTGGAAAAAGAATTTTATGTAAAAAATATTTGCACATCTCGGTTCTTTTATTAACTTTGTAAGTGAATAACAAAGAAATATGAGAACAATACTTTACACATTTATTTTATTTACATTGTTTAGTTGCAGTGATAATTGTGATCTTAGCCATTATCCATCAGCACCTTTTGTTAATGAGCCTTATCATGCAGAGTATGGAGACAACTCTGTTAAATACATTTATTTATGTAGAAATGGCAATAACAATGAAGTTTACAACTATTATATAGAAGGAGGGTGTTGGGAGTATTACGTTTCATATCAGTATAACTCAAATTGTAATTAATATGAAAGAACCAATTATCACACTAGACAATGAGATGCATGATAGACATGAGCTCACACAAAAAGCAATTCAAGATAGCTTTTATTATGGCTACTTGGCAAAAGCTTGTTTATCAAGTAGTGCCATAAGTCAATTACTTAAATCCCCATTAGAATACCTAAATCAAATAAACCTACCTACTGAATCAGATGCACTTGCACAAGGTTATTTATTTCACGCTAGTATTTTAGAAGAGGATAAATTTAACGAGTGTCTATTCTTAGACGTTAAGACAAAGGCAAATAAAGAATACAAACTTGCCAAAGAAGAGCGTTGGGATGTCTTTACTGTAAAAGATAGAGACAAAGCGTTAAGGTTAAGAGACAGGTTTTATAATTGCAAACCTGCAAGCGAACTTATAGAGAATAGTGAGTTTGAAGTGCCTATGGTTAATAATTTAATGGGATACCCTTTTAGAGCTAAGGCAGATGTTTTAGGAGAACATCTTATTGATTTAAAGACAACTCAAATTCTATCGGCGTTTAAATACAGTGCCAACAAATATAATTACGATAGTCAATGTTATATTTATTGTAGTTTGTTTAATAAGAGTTATAAAGATTTTAAGTATATTGTCATTGATAAATCACCAACAAATGAAATTGGTATTTTTAATGTCAGTGAAAATTTCTATTTTAGTGGTGAGCAAAAAGTTGAATATGCTATCAAGGTGTATGAAAACTATATTAAGAATGAATTTGATTTAGAAAACTACTTAGTAGAAGACACTTTATAAATGGACAATGAATATTTAGATTACTTAGATTGTTATGAAGACACTCTATTATGTCTAAAAAAAAGAGTAATAACAGAAAACGAAATACCTATATTAATCGAGCAATATGAATTTGAAGAGCACTATGAATGTTGTGGTGCAATATTACACGCTTTAGAGGATTACAAAGCTCAACAAAATTATTTACCATGATTACACCAAAGCAAATAGCAGATAAAATTTCAATATTATCTGGACTTGATGTTTTAAAAGTTACTAGAAAAAGAGAATATGTTGAGGCAAGGTCATTGCTTAACTTTATATTATATAAATATAAAAAGATGCCTTTACACAAAATAGTTAGATTTTACAGTCAAAACGGTTGGGACATAAATCACGCTACTTTAATATATTCTATTAATACATTTAAGTTACATAAAAAATATAACGATGTGTTAGCAATATGGCTTAAACAAGTTATTGTAAGAATAGATGAAATGGATAATGCAAGCAAAAAGGAATATATCAAAAGCAAATTAAAAACACTTAGAAGTGTAGATATAGATGAATTAACAATGGTAATAAGTAATATGCCAGAATTAGAATATGAAAAACAAGTATAGAAAACTATTACAAAAGGAAGCACCTAATCTTTATAAGAGTTATGAGGATATTGTTGAAGAGCAATTTGAATTGTTTGCTAAGAAGCAATTAGATTATGGCATTAGTAATATAAGCACTGGTGCAAACCTAGAAACTAAGGAAGGTAAAGACTTTGCTTTACATGGTTTATGGTTTAGAATGAATGATAAAATAAGTCGTTGGAAAAACTTAATTATTAAGAATCGTAAAGGTAATAATGAAACCCTCTTAGATACATATCAGGACTTAGGCAATTACTCTATTATATGCCAATTAATAAATAAAGGTTTATGGAAGGAGTAGAAGACGAAAACAAAAAGAAAAAAGACGGAAGAGCCAACAACGGTGCTTTAAAGGGTATTTACAGAGGGCAAGGACGACCACCAAAGGCAAGGGAAAAGAAATTAGGTAACTATGCTTTAGGTGCAATGAAAAAAGTATTTGGAAGTGAAGAGAAAGCGTGGTTAGAACTTGCTAAACAGGCTCAAGATAGTTTTCCTCATATGAGATTACTTTGGGAATATAAGTATGGTAAACCAAAAGAATTAAAAGAACTTAATGTTAAAACAGAAGTTAACATACCAATCATTAACTTTGCTGACAAAGAAAAAACTATTGATATAGAATCAGAAGATGTAAAAGATGATATTAAAAGAGAAGACATTTAAAGGGGATTTAAAGGTAGGTAAGATATATGAAGAAATGGTTTTACAAATCATAAAGAAAAGATATCCTAAAGCTTACATACAAGATGGTTATTGTAAAGATTGGGACATTTATGTTCCTGAAAAAAAAATAGGAGTTGAAGTTAAGTTAGATAAAAAAAGTAAATACACTAATAACATAGTTATTGAAATTGAGTTTAATGGTAAACCATCTGCCTTAACAACAACAAGGGCTGAATATTGGGTTATACATGATGGCGAATGTTTTAATTGGTTTTTAGTTGATGACATAAAAAAGTGTATTAAAGAAAATAATTTAATATATTCTGTTTTTATAGGTAGAGGAGACAAGCATAGTAAAAAAGCGTATCTCATAAAAAAACATATCTTATATAAATATGCAAAAATTAGATTTAAACAGTAAATACCAAGCTCTATTTAATTCAGATAGCAGATACTATGTAATTACAGGAGGGAGAGGTTCTGGAAAATCATTTGCCACAAACACATTTTTAGTATTACTTACTTACGAAAAAGGACATAGAATATTATTTACTCGTTATACAATGACCTCAGCAGGAATGTCAATTATACCTGAGTTTATTGAGAAGCTAGAGTTAATGGGTATACTTGACCAGTTCACTGTTACTAAAACAGAAATCATTAATAATTTAACAGGCAGTTCAATATACTTTAGTGGTATTAGAACTTCAAGTGGAGACCAAACGGCAAAGTTAAAATCTATTCAAGGTGTTAGTTCGTTTGTTTTAGATGAGGCAGAAGAGCTTACAGACGAAGAGAGTTTTGATAAGATTGATTTTAGTATTAGAGCAAAGAATGTAAAGAACAGATGTATATTAATTCTAAACCCTACTACAAAAGAGAATTGGATATATCAAAGGTTCTTTCAAAACAGAGGAGTTCCTGACGGATTTAATGGCACAAAAGAAAACATTACTTATATTCATACAACTTACTTAGATAATTTAGACCATTTATCAGAATCGTTTGTTAAACAAATTGAAGATATGAAAGTGAGAAGACCAGAAAAATATAAACATCAGATTATGGGTGGTTGGTTACAAAGAGCAGAAGGAGTTATATTTACTCATTGGAATATAGGTAAATTCAATACCGAAATAGATTCAATATTCGGTTTAGACTTTGGATTCTCTGTTGACCCTTCAGCTTTAATTGAAGGTGCTATTGACAAAACTAGGAAAATTATTTGGTTTAAAGAACATCTTTATAAAAAAGGTTTAACTACCTCACAAATTTATGATGCTTGTATTAGAAAGGTTGGCAGAAATTTAATAGTTGCCGACAATAGTGAGCCTAGATTAATTACTGAATTAAAAACAAAAGAACAGGGATTAAATATAGTGCCTACTATAAAAAAGAAAGGAAGCATATTATCAGGAATCGCATTGATGCAAGATTATCAAATTATTATTGATAGCAATTCAATAAATCTAATTCGTGAGTTTAATAATTATTCTTGGAAACTTACAGGTTCTATCCCTCAAGATGATTGGAATCACGGAATCGACGCCTGTCGTTATCTTTGTCAATACCTACTTACTAGGTCTGTACCTCATGGAAATTACTTTATTAGATAAATTTTTTTATATTTATTTGGTCAGTTGGAAATAATTAACTAAGTTTGTGTATAACTAATAAAGAAAACAATGAATAAAAAGAAAGAAATCATCAACAAACACTTTAAAATTAAGGGAGATTGGATTCAGAAATCTAATCAGAACTTAGCACTAGAACTATTAAGAAAACAATTTAAAACAAAGAAACAATGATAGTAAAATTAGCAGTTCATTATGAACAAGAAAGGACAGACAAAAAAGATAACAACAATGGTTTGTTACATGGCATATACCATTATGATGTGCCTAAAAAAGATTTAGATACAGATGATATGTTTAACAATGATATTGTTCATGTTGAATGGTATAAAACAAAATTAGAAAGAAATAAACAATTAAAATTATAACATTATGAGTTGGATAGAAAACGAAACGTTTGACCATTACAGAAAAAGAGTAAATCAAATAGAAAAATCAATTAACCTATTAAGAAGTCATGGCTACACTGTTGTAGATTTAGAAGGCAAAATAATAGAAGAACAAGTAAAACAATAATGGAAGACATCATTGAAGAGTTAGAAGCTGAAATAAAAAGTTTACAATACGACATTGAGTGGCAAAACCATTATATGAAATACTTAGAAGACAAGAATTGTGAATTGGATAATGAAGCTACAACCTATGCTAATTATATGATGAACTCAACAAAAACTTATAAGATATGACACTCAAAGAAAAAATTAAAGATTTAGAAAAGCAATTAGAAGTTGCTAAAAGAAACACTTATGTTTATGACACAATTCAAATTCATTGTAATGATGGAGAACTCTATATTTATTATGGAGACGATAAGTGTGTTGTGTTTGATGTTAACGACATGTTTGATGACTTACCCTTCATTATAAGTCAGGT